ACCGGATGGCCGCGATTTTTTTGAACGGATGGCTGTGATTTATTTAAAGTGGGCCCCACAAAGCAGTAACTGACAATGACAAGTGGACCAATGAAAAGCGTTCCTCATGGCTTAATTGTTTTGTGGTCCCCACCTATAAACTTAGTGCGCAAGTATTGGTCTTTAGTCAAAAATGTGGGACCCATTACTAAATGAGTTTCCCGAAACTGTATACGGTCTCAGATGTATGCTAGCAGTTAAATACTGTCAGTTAGTAGAAAATACGTATTCTCCAGACACTCTGGGATACGATTTAATTAGGGATTTAATTTTAGTTATTAGGGCTAAAAATTATGTCCAAGCGACCAGCAGATATAATCATTTCCACTCCCGCCTCGAAGGTACGTCGCCGGCTCAACTTCGGCAGCCCATATGTCAACCGTGCTGCTGCCCCCACTGTCCGCGTCACAAAGGCAAGGGCATGGGCGAACAGGCCCATGAATCGGAAGCCCAGGATGTATAGGATATACAGGAGCCCAGATGTTCCAAGGGGATGTGAAGGCCCATGTAAGGTCCAGTCATTTGAGTCCAGACATGATATCCAGCATATTGGTAAAGTTATGTGTGTTAGTGATGTTACTCGTGGTATTGGGCTGACCCATAGAGTTGGCAAGAGGTTTTGTGTTAAGCCTGTTTACGTATTGGGTAAGATCTGGATGGATGAGAACATCAAGACTAAGAACCATACGAATAGTGTTATGTTTTTCCTAGTTAGAGATCGTAGGCCCGTTGATAAGCCTCAAGATTTTGGAGAGGTTTTTAACATGTTTGACAATGAGCCCAGCACGGCGACTGTGAAGAATGTTCATCGTGATAGATACCAGGTGTTAAGGAAGTGGCACGCAACAGTTACAGGCGGTCAATATGCATCAAAGGAGCAGGCTTTAGTGAAGAAGTTTATTAGGGTTAATAATTATGTAGTGTATAACCAGCAGGAGGCTGGAAAATATGAGAATCATACTGAGAATGCATTGATGTTGTATATGGCGTGTACGCATGCCTCTAATCCTGTATATGCTACATTGAAGATACGGATCTATTTCTATGATTCAGTATCGAATTAATAAATATTGAATTTTATTGAATATGATTGTTTTACATTTACAACATGATCTAATACATTCCATAGTACATGATTAACTGCTCTATTTACATTATTAATACTGACAACTCCTAAATTATTTAAATACTTAAGCACTTGGGTCTTAAATACCCTTAAGAAACGACCAGTCGGAGGCTGTGAGGTCATCCAGATTCGGTAGGCTAGGAAACATTTGTGTATCCCCAACGCTTTCCTCAGGTTGTGATTGAACTGTACTTGGACGGTGATGATGTCTTGGTTCATCAGGAATGGCCTGTTGTGGTGTTCTGTTATCTTGAAATATAGGGGATTTTGAATCTCCCAGATAAACACGCCACTCTCTGCTTGAGCTGCAGTGATGAGTTCCCCGGTGCGTGAATCCATGGTCGTGGCAGGCTAATGCTATGAAGTATGAACAGCCGCAGGGTAGATCAACACGTCGACGCCTGGTCCCCTTCTTGGCTAGCCTGTGCTGCACTTTGATTGGAACCTGAGTAGAGTGGGCCTTCGAGGGTGATGAAGGTCGCATTCTTTATAGCCCAATTTTTTAGTGCGGAATTCTTCTCTTCATCCAAGAACTCTTTATAGCTGGAGTTGGGTCCTGGATTGCAGAGGAAGATAGTTGGAATCCCGCCTTTAATTTGAACTGGCTTTCCGTATTTCGTGTTGCTTTGCCAGTCCCTTTGGGCCCCCATGAATTCCTTAAAGTGCTTTAGGTAGTGGGGATCGACGTCATCAATGACGTTGTACCAGGCATCATTACTGTAGATCTTTGGGCTTAAGTCCAGATGACCACACAGATAATTATGTGGACCCAGTGACCTAGCCCACATCGTCTTCCCTGTCCGACTGTCACCCTCAATCACTATACTTATGGGCCTGAAAGGCCGCGCAGCGGCACTGACAACATTCTCGGCAGCCCATTCCTCAAGTTCTTCAGGAACTTGATCAAATGAAGAAGAAGAAAAAGGAGAAACATAAACCTCCATTGGAGGTGTAAAAATCCTATCTAAATTAGAATTTAAATTATGAAATTGTAAAACAAAATCTTTGGGAGCTAACTCCCTTATGACATTAAGAGCCTCTGACTTACTGCCTGCGTTAAGTGCCTTGGCGTAAGCGTCATTGGCTGACTGTTGCCCTCCTCTTGCAGATCGTCCATCGATCTGAAACTCACCCCACTCAGTGGTGTCTCCGTCCTTGTCGATGTATTGTTTAACATCTGAGCTGGACTTAGCGCCTTGTATGTTGGGGTGGAAACTGGTGCTACAGCTTGGGTGTACAATATCGAATGTGCGGTTGTTGGTGATTGTGAGCTTTCCTTCGAATTGTAACAAAGCATGCAGATGAGGTTCCCCATTTTGATGGAGTTCTCTGCAAATTTTAATGTATTTAATGTTAGAAGGTAGAGAGAGGTTTTGGAAATGTTGTAGAAGGGTTTCTTTGGAGAGAGAGCATTTGGGAAAGGTTAAGAAAATGTTTTTAGCTTGAATGCGGAATCGTGGGTTTCTCATTTTGACTTGGTCAATTGGAGACACCCTTGAGCATGTCTTCTGTATTTTGGAGACAATATATAGTGTCTCTAAATGGCAGAATTGTAATTTGGGAAAGTAATTCAAAATCCTCACGCTCCAAAAAGCGGCCATCCGTATAATATT